TTCCTGTCGGTATGGGCTTTTGTATGGGTTTTTCAAGACCGCCCCAAAGCGTCAGAATAGAAATTTTCTTTAAAAATGTTATGAAAAACAAGAAAAACCGCTCAAATCTTTCGATTTAAGCGGCTAATCGTTGGAGCTGTTACCCAGATTCGAACTGGGGACCTCATCCTTACCAAATTATAGAGCCATAGATAGAAAAAACGCCGGAAATGCTTGATTTTTCAATGCTTTCCGGCGCTTTTTCCTGTTTTTTCGGCGGCGGAAAACCCGGGAAAACGGGGGCAAACCCCCGCAGAAAACCGCCGCTTCAAGGCACATCCGGGGGCGTTAAGGGTGTCTTTGGGGGTGTCTGTGCGGGCGCGAAAACAGCGTTGATATCGTCCGCAAGATCCTCCGGCGCGTGGCCCATAAGGTCGGTGTAGATTTTGATCGTGACCTTCGGATCGGCGTGGCCGGCGAGGTACTGCACGCGCTTGAGCGGCACTCTCCCAAGGATGAGGCGCGTGATGTAGGTGTGCCGGAGTACGTGCGGAGTGACCTTAAAATCGATAGACACGACGGCGTTGTGGTTGCGGATCTTATCGCCGAGGCATTTGACATCTTCGACCGTTACCGTCTCGCCGGTGACGGGGTCTTTCCGCTTCCGCTGCACAGTGCCTGTGCTGCGAGCCTCCACAGCATGCCAGGCGCTTGTGTAGGACGAGTAGCTCCATGGTGTGCCGTCAGCCTTTGCAATCACAGTGCGGCTGCGCAGGACGTTATCCGGCAACTTTGCGGCGGACTTTGCCGCGCGCAGCGCGTCGGCCAACTGCGGCGGGATGGGCACCGTGCGCGCCGCAGCGTCGCTCTTGAGATCGTCGGAGATCTCCGGCTGATTGTTTTTGATCCAGCGGCAGGCGCGGCGGACGGTGACGCTCGGCACGTCGCCGAGCTCGACGCAGTCCCATTGCAGGCCGACGATTTCTTCGCGGCGCATGCCGGTGTAAAGGCCGAGCATGATGAAGAGCCAGATCGGGCAGCCGGTCACAGCTTCGAGCAGCGTCTCTTCCTGGGCGCGCGTGAGCGCGTCTTTTTTCTTTGCGCGCTTCCCGCCGGGCTGTAATTTAGAGGCGGG